CTAATTTGTGTGGTGTCCCTGGCAAGAAATTCATGGACGCTATTAAGACTAATACTGCAGTAGGCTTTCCACTCTCCGGACCTAAGAGTGAATATATTACGGAGTTAGAGCCCACTGAGGAGTGGCCCAATAATCGAGAATTGGAAGCCTGTTTGATGGAAGAGATTGCTCGCATTGAGAACTTGTATAAGCTAGGGCAGAGAGGTTATCCAATTGCCAAAGCTTGCAAGAAGGATGAGATTTTAGCAAAACCTAAGTGTCGTATATTTTATGGTAATGCTTTGTCTTTGACTTTTCTTATTCGCAAGTACTATTTGCCAATTTTGCGGGTTTTACAGATGAATCCGTTAGTGTCTGAATGTGCTGTTGGTATTAATTCCCATGGTCCTGAGTGGCAACAATTTCATGAATACGCTTGTAAGTTTGGAATGGAAAGGTTGTTTGGCGGTGACTATGGTAAGTATGATCAGAAATTACCTTCTCAGCTTATATTGGCTGCTTTGTGCATCCTCATTGATTGTGCACGAGAATGTCCAGGTTATTCAGATGAGGACTTGCGAGTCATGGAGGCTATGGCAGGTGATATAGTTTATTCATACATCGCTTACAATGGCGATTTGATTGGATTAACAGAAGGCACGCACATTAGTGGCAATTCTTTGACTGTTATTATCAATGGAATTTGTGGTTCATTGAATTTGCGTTGCTTTTTCTATCATTGTTATCCGCCTGAAAATTTTGAGAAAAGGGTGCGTTTCAAGGATGCCGTCGCCATCATGACATATGGTGATGATAACTTGGGGTCTGTGTCAGAAGCATACCCCAAGTTCAATATTAAGGCTTGTTCCGAATTTTTGGCTAAGTATGGTCAAGTTTACACAATGCCTGATAAGGAATCAGATCTTTTACCTTATTTACCTCCCGAGGAATTTGAATTCCTGAAACGCAAGAGCGTGTATCATCCTGCGCTTGGCGTCCATGTTGGGGCATTGTTAGACAAATCAATTTATAAGTCTTTACATTGTCAATTGCGACCTAAAAACAGTCCTATGACGGAATTGCATGTTTGTGCCCAGAACATCGATGGGGCCTTGCGAGAGTGGTTTAACCACGGACAAGAGAAATATGAACTCCAGCGTATGCGTATGCAGGAAGTTGCAGAAGCTGCTGGCATAGCACACATGTGTAATGAACTCGGTGTGGATTACGGTGCTCGCGTTTGCATGTGGCGCGATAAGTATTCACACTCAATGGAC